CACGACGAGATAGCGATCCGGGTGGTGGGCCAGCCTGGACTGCTCGATGAAGATAAGGACGCCGCATGAGCATGCCGAGCGACAGGCAGCAGCGCCGCCGCCTCGAGCGGCTGGCGGCGGCTGTGCCGCATCTGCAGCTCGTCATCACGCAACGGGAGGGTGATGTGGTCGCGGCCCATCCGGCTGACCGGCGTGACCTGGAGGTGGTCGCTGCGGGCAAGGGGTATGACATCTGGGTGCGCCCGAAAGGGCCGATCATCGAGGAACGTTTCCCCGTCGGTAAGAGCGTCGCGATCATGGACCGAGGGCTGGAACCGGCGCGGTTCGGGCTGACGCTAGGGCAGGCGGCCCGCGCGCTGCATGACGGCTCGTTGCGGCCGGTCAGGAACGAAATCTGGGAGGTGGTGACGGATTACGTCAAGGCAGGGGGTAGGGCGCCATGACCGTTGCCGACTCAAACGCAGTGGCGCACAATAGAAAACCGCCAGTGTTGGAAGCACTGGCGGCCTGTGACTTAACCAAGCGGTCGCTTGGGCTGTGTGCAACAATCGGGCAATCGCTACCCTCCATTTTGCACAGCACCAGCGCCGCGTCAACGGAGCTGTGCCTATGACACCTAATCCGTACGCCCTGGCGGTCGAACTCGCCAGGCCGGTCGTGCGCGGCTACCTCTCCCGCACCGACGTGGACCTGACGCTGGCCCTGGAAACGCCCGACACCGGCGCCTACCGCATCGCCCAGCATCTGCTCAACGAGCGGCTCAGCCGCCTGGAGACGCGCCGCGATATCACCCGGCTGCGCATCAGGCGCCGGCTCAAGCCACTGATCGCCATGCGCAAGCCGCCCAACGTACTGCTCGCAGAGGCCCACGACGTGAACGGCGGCGAAGGATTCCCGTTTGCCGAGCCGGAGGTGGGCGACATCGTTGCGACCGAAGTCTACTGGGCACTGCCGCAGGGAGGCCGGCGATATGGCTGATACCCTCGACGAGATCCTCGCCGAAGCCGCCCAAAACAAAGAAGAGCAGGACCGGATCTTCAGCGCCTACGAAGCAGGCGAACCCAGACCTCGCCTCAAGTCCATCCCAGGCGGCAAGGCCGAGAGCGAGGACAGGGCCGAGGCGCCCCCATTCGGACTGCGGCCCGTCCGCATCCTCGACCAAAAGCAAATCCCGCACCGGCAGTGGATCTACGGTACCCAGCTCATCCGCGGTTTCGTCACACTGCTGATCGCGCCAGGCGGCACCGGTAAAAGCACGCTCCTGCTGGCAACATGCCTGTCCGTCGCCACCGGACGCTCGCTGCTCGGACCCCGCATCTACCAACAGTGCAACACCGCCCTGCTCAATCTCGAAGACCCCCAGGACGAAATAGACCGGCGACTCACCGCCCTCGCCATGCGCTACAATATCGGCGACACCGACATCGGCGGACGGTTCTACGCATCCCCGCCAGAACGAGGTATCAAGATCGCCGCCAACGGCGCCGATGGATTCTCCGTCGTCCATCCCGATGAGAAACAAATCATCGAGTGCGTCCGCGACGAGCGCATCGGCCTCCTGGCCGTCGATCCATTCGCCGAAAGCCACACTCTCGAAGAAAACTCCAACCCAGCCATGATCCAGGCCGCCGCCGCCTGGCGGCGGGTCGCACGCCTGGGAGACTGCGCCGTCATCCTCTCCCATCACGTCCGCAAAGGCCCCGTGGACAACATCGAGAGCGCACGCGGCGCCAAGGCACTCACCGACAGCGCCCGCATCGGCCTGCTGCTCAGCACCATGACAGCCGAAGACGCCGAAAGCCTCGGTATCGCCGAGGATGAGCGCCTGCAATACGTCCGGCTGGATGACGCCAAAGCCAATATGGCGCCTCGCGCCCCTAAGGCCGCGTGGTTCCACCTCTCCAGCATCACCCTCGATAACGCCGACGCTACCTACACCCACGGCGATCAGGTCGGCGTCATCGAAGCATGGGAGCCAGAAAATGTCTGGGACACCATCTCAATCAAAGACGCCAACACCATCCTCGACCGCATCGCAGCCGGGAAAGACGGCAAGCCATACACCGATAGCCGACGCCACCCAGCCACACGGTGGGCCGGCCATGTCGTCATCGCCGTCATCGACTGTCCGGCCGAACAAGCCGCCAGCATCATCGGCACATGGGTCAGAAACGGTGTCCTTATCCGGGATGGTTACAAAACCGACGATCGTAAAGCCAGAACCGCCCTCCGCGTCGATGACACCAAGCGCCCAGGCACCCGCTATGAGTGAGTTTCCCGAAGGCTTCGCTCTGGAATGGGACGGCCAGGTCTACCGCCCCACGGGAACCCGTGAGCACATCCGCAAAGACAGCACCCTGACCAGGCTGGTGGACTGGACCACCCAGTGCCCGTCATGCGGGAAAGAGTTCACCATCAGAACATCTCTGTTGTTTCACGCGCCCAGACGACGCTGCGATGCATGCAAGTCGCCCCGTCGCGTCAAGACCGACCGTAACCTCTTCATGAGCCAAATCCGAGGCGATGCAGCATGACCCAACACCTGTATTTGTGGCGCGCTTTGTGGCGCGGTGTGGCGCGCCGTTGGACGGTTGCGCCACAAATTGGCCCCCCCATTAGGGGGGGGGCCAAAAAGTTTGTGGCGCGCCCAACCGTCCTTAGGCGATTTGTGGCGCATTCGTGGCGCACCGGCCCACAGCCCATCGGACCCATCGTCCAACGCATCCTCGAGCGCTGCCAAGCTACCAAGGACCGCACCCATGCCGCTTGACGCCACACCACACACCCGGTTAGATGCGCCCCCTCACGACAGCGCGGACACCCTCGCTACGTCCCGCATGCCGTGCGGAGGCATTTCAGGCCCCGCATGGTTCGTGGTCCAAAGCCACCACCAAGCCGAACGCTGGGCTTGCGCAAACCTGCAGCGCCGCGGCTACCGGACGTTCCTGCCACTGCTCGCCGTCCGACGCCGCGACCGCGTCATCCGTAGCCTCTACCATACCGTCGAAGTGCCGCTGTTCTCGCCCTACCTGTTCGTCCACTTCGATGCCCGCTCTGGCTGGACACCGATCTGGAACACACCAGGCGTCGCCAGACTGCTCATGGCAGACGGAAAACCGGCCCCTTGCCCAGAACGGGCTGTGGAGGCGATACAGGCCGGTGCGGGGCTTCGCCGCCTCACCCCTCCGGAGGCGGTGTGGCGGCCTGGAGCGGCTTGTAGGCTCGCGCACGGGCCATTCCAGGGAGGAGACGCCGTGGTGACCGCCGTCCACAACGACCGCGCCCTCGTCGCACTCCTGATGCTCGGTCACCTCCGCGAAGTGCAGGTCAGCCTTGATTGCCTCGTTGCGCGAGATTAGGCGCCTCAGAAACAGAGAATTATCAGATGGCTCGGTTTCAGCCCGGCATTTCAGGCAATCCAGGCGGCAGGCCAAAGCGCGAAACCCGCGAAATGTCAGCCTATGCCCGCGAGTTCGGCGTCGCCGGCATCTCAATGCTCGCCGAAATGGCCGGCCTCAAACCTGGCGGTAAGCTCGCTGAGCCAGACACAGCACGCGTCGCTGCTATCCGTGAGCTCCTCGACCGCGGCTTCGGTAAGGCAACGCAACTCATCACCGGCGATCCAGACAGGCCCGTCAGCATCGAATTCACCTGGGCGCCAGCCGCAGCGACAGCGGCCGTTTCACATGAAACTAAGGACGCGCCGCCAGTCATCGACGCAACGCCAGAGCCAAACACCGACACCGAGTTCGTGTGGGGCAAGAGCGATGACGCGAAAGGCTAAGCTGTCGCGCAAAGAAATTATCGCCAGCTTCGAGGAAGCATCGCGCTTCAATGCATTGCTCTGGAAAAGCCAGCGACGCCTGGAGCGCCAAATCGGCAAGAAGGCCGTCAACGAACTGATCGCTGAGTTTACCGATGAAGCGCGCCAGAATCCCGCGTTGCTGGATGCGCTGTATATGCAGGACGATCCCTACCGCTGGGCATATGAGCGCATGCGGCGGCTGCACTGATGACGCACCGTAGCTACACTCGTCCATACCGTAGCTACGTGCGTCCATACCGGGACGGGTGCTGACTGCGCTGTGTCTGCTGACAGGGCCGTTGCTGTCGCCGGCTATTGCGCTCTCATCCTCGGCGCTCGATGCGATGACTGCTGAAGCGACATGACAGTCTGGACCGAGCCGATGATCGAGCGCCTGCGCCGCATGCACTCGGCCGGCTGCACGGACGACGAGATAGCGCGCGAAATGCACACCACACCGCGCGCCGTCAACGGCAAGCGCTACCGCCTCGGCCTCACCCTCAATCTTGACGATCCGCTCGTCGTCGCATTGCGCCGCGTCAAGCGCGAGCTTACCGCCAGGACTGACGGTTAGGCGCGTAATGCCTCCCCAGGTTGCGCCTGATGGGCGCGGGCGGTGGCACCTTCACAGCCGCCCGCCGCTCAACACTGACGGAGACCGCTGAATGTGCTTCTCGGTGCTCTGGCTGATTCAAACGCTGATCTGGATCGTGGTGGTGTGCGGCATTGTCGCCATCATCATGATCCTGCTGCCCATCGCGCTGTCCTGGCTCGGCTGGGCCGGCGAGGTGGCCATGCGCATCCTGCGGATCATCGTCGCGGTGATCGTCATCGTGGCGCTGTTGTGGCTCTGCTACGACCTCTACGTGTGCGCCGTTGGTGGCGGCGGCCTGAGAGTGCGGTGAGCGTCTGATGTCGCTAATACTGGAACAGTGGACCGATCGGGAAATCCTGCTGGTCCGACGCAATCTGGCCTATCACCAGAAGCGCTCGCTCCGAGAGATCAGTAAGGACGATGCTCGCGCCTTTCTGGACGAACAGCAGCGCAGGCATAACCGCATTTTCAGCGGTGGTTCTCGTTACTACCGCAACGGCACTTACTGCGTGACGGGCACTGACGGAGACCGCTGATGTCGCCGCCTGGAGAACGTCAGCCGGATACGGCCTGTCCGGTTACCGTGAGCAATCGCCAACCCTATCTGTTCGGCACAGGCTGGATCGCAGTGCGCGATGGAGACGACACAGCACGCGACATCTTCCATCAGCACTACTCATACAAGCCATACGCTGACGGGCGCCGCCCGAAGCTGTTCGTCGGCCCCGGCGAGAAGCTCGCGCTGGTCTGGCCCGATGCGTCTGCGCTCTTCATCTGGCGCAAGTTCATCAGCGGCGACGGCCAGGAAGGCGTCAACTGTGCGGTGTTCCGCAACGAGGGCGCGATGCTGTCGTCGGAGCTGATCCGGCAGGCTGATGTGATCGCGGACGAGCGTTGGCCGGGGGAGCGGCACTACACGTACGTCAACCCGCGCAGGGTTCGCAGCGTCAATCCTGGCTGCTGCTTCAAGAAGGCTGGATGGCGGCGCTGCGGTGAGACGAAGTACAACCGGCTTGTCGTGTTGGAGAGGCCGGCATGGGGGTGACTGACGAAGACGTCTGCCCCATTACGGCGAAGGCTTGTGAGCATGGATGCGTGGATTATTGCGACATGCCGCTTAAGGCCACGCTATGGGACCGGATCTTTTGGTGGTGGCTTGCGACCTTCAGGCCGCGGGCATTTCTGCATCTGTATGGGGATCGGGCTGAGCCAAAGCAGAAGGAGCCGTGATGCCGCGCTGGCGTGTCGAGCTGCTGCCGCTGCACCCAAGCGTCCCGCCCCCGCTGGAGATCGTCGAGGCCGAGAGTGTCGCGTTCAGCGGTGGTGCCGTGGTGTTCATGGGCCTTGGCGTGATCGTGCGAGCCCTCGCGCCAGGCCAGTGGGCGCATCTGACGCTGCTGGAGGCCGACGACGCAGCCGCCGCGCAGGACCGCTACACCGCAGCCACGCAGGCCGCATCGTGACGATCCGGCTACTCACCGGCGATTGCCGGGATGTGCTGGCCACGCTGCCCGCAGCGTCGGTGCATTGCGTTGTTACCAGCCCGCCATACTTTGGTTTGAGAGATTACAATACCGGAACGTGGGATGGCGGGGATGCGGCGTGCGCGCATAGTGTTGGCGGGCAGGTGCAAGACAACAAAGCTCCCGGCGCGATTACGACAGGCGTTCGCCCTGGTGTTGATGCGAGCCGATGCCGCAAGTGCGGTGCGCGGCGCATTGACCGGCAGCTCGGGCTGGAGGCCACGCCCGAGGCGTATCTGGCCGCGATGGTGGAGGTGTTCCGCGCTATCCGGCGCGTCATGAGGCCCGATGCGACGCTCTGGTTGAATGTTGGCTCAAGCTACGCTTCTTCCTCCCAATCTCGCCGTGCCGACCGTGCTCCTGCATATGACAGAGGTGGCATAGCACCTCCAGGTTCTCAGGAGCCTGATTGCGTTTATTCCGATCCCGATGATGGACTGTCAGGCGGCTCTCTGAACCATCGTGGCTACACCGCTGACATTGACCGACCGACAGAACCAGAGCGCGGGCCTTTCGATGGGACAGACCAAAATACTTCGAGGATGGCTTGCTTCGACGAATTGATGCCTCAGCACGCCGCTCTGGCGTCCACCATTCCTGCATCATCTGCGAGTGCTCTGGACGCTTCCGCCCTTGCAGATATGGCTTCGGCTGGCCTTTCAAACGATCCGACATTGCCTTTCGTTGGGCATCAGTCCGTTGGTAACTCGGCTTTCCTTTCCTCACCGCGCTCATGTTCCGGCGTGTCGCCGGATCAGCCATTGCGCACGCATGACACCGAGGCGATTGACGGTTCATCGGTTTTCCGCACTGCGGGCAAGGGCGCTGGTTCGGTCCCATCGTGTAACTGTGGCTCCTGTGGAATATGCTTCGCATATTTAGCCACGCCGATGCTTCGCTTCAAGGCGAAAGACCTGATGATGATGCCACATCTGCTGGCGCTGGCGCTGCAGGCGGACGGCTGGTGGGTGCGCTCAGCGATTGTGTGGGCGAAACCCAATCCCATGCCTGAGTCAGTTTCGGACAGGCCGACTTCCGCCTATGAGATGGTGTATCTACTCTCAAAGGCCGCTCGATACTTCTACGATGCGGATGCGGTGCGGGAGCCGCAAACTGAAGGCACGTTGGAGCGGTTCGGCAACGGCGCTGCACCACGCAAGCCCGGCATCAAACAAGGCGGATCGGATCGCAAGTCTCGGTCATTCGATGAAGCAACGCCCGATGCAATCCTGGCGAACGGCCGCAACCTGCGCAATGTCTGGACGATCCCCACGCACGCCTACAGCGACGCACACTTCGCCACGTTCCCGCCTGCGCTGGTCGAGCGGTGCATCCGTGCCGGCACCAGCGATCGCGGCTGCTGCGCCGCCTGTGGCGCGCCGTGGGTGCGGGTGACGGAGCGCAGCAACGGCTTGGCGGGTAAGTCATGGCACGACCATGTGGATGACGAGCGGCGCGGACAACGCGGTGGTGCGTCAGCCTACAGAGGCGATGACCGCAAGGCGTATGAAGCGAACGGTGTCACCACCACCGGCTGGCGCGCCTCCTGCGCGTGCGAGGCCGACGTGGTGCCCTGCACGGTGCTCGACCCGTTCGTCGGCAGCGGCACAACCGCCCTGGTCGCGGATCGCCTCCAGCGCGACGCCATCGGGATTGATCTGAGCATCGACTACGCCGCGATGGCGCAGCGCCGGCTCGAGGACGACTGCCCGCTGTTCACGTCGTGGGCGCCGGCTGAGACTGACGCGCAGGACGAGCGAATGCGGGATCTGTTCAGCGTGGCGGCGGACTGAGCTACACTTTTTCAGATTACGGAAGTGGCGATCAAACGACCGTTTGATGTGCCGTAAATGAGTGAAAACCGTTAGGGCTGGTCCAGGCAGTTGGCTTGTAGGAAGCGCCACTTCTTGATCGGCATATCACGGTGGGTCTGAGAATCCTCCGGCAGGCACCACGCATCGACCGCCCGCTTAGACACGCCCAACATTTTCGCCGCTTGTTCGCGCGTCGTGCCGGTGGCTTGCAGCAGAGAACGCAACCGCTCCGGCGTGTAGTCGAAGCTGTCGATTGTCTCACCAAGGCCGTCAAGCAGATGGTATCGTCGCTTCTGTCCTTTGGCGTCGAGGCTGATCATGTAGCCGTCTTCGACCAGTCCAGAGGTCACAATCGGGCAGGCTTCAGCTTGCGGCACAATGGCCCCGTAGCCTCGATTGCTTTTAAGCATGAGGAAGAACAGGACTTCGACGTAGGGTGTGCCGCACTCCTCTGGCGTCAGATATGCTGGCCCATAACCCAGGCGTGGGATCGTATAGCTTCCGCCACCGGGGAGCGGCCACGTCTCGGGTTCACGGACGGCGCGATAAAACGAATGGATAGCCATGGTCAATCTCCTATCTACGATGCGTAGATATACACATTCTGTAGATAGGATGCAAGCCCTGACGGTTATAGACCCGTCCCGTTACCTACTTCACGTTGACCCCCGATCCAGATGGTGTCGATAGCGTCCGAAAACGCCGCTTAACGGACGCAATCCGGTTGCTCAAAACCCCTGCCGACTTTTGAGCAAATCCGTTTACCACGCCATATCACCCGCTGCCTTAATCGGCCGCCACAATCCCTAAGCCACTGACATCCCATGAAGCTCGAAGTCCCGTTCTCGCCACGAGAATGGCAGATCCCTTTAATCGACGATCCAGCCCAGCGCATCGTGGCCGTGGTGCATCGCCGCGCCGGCAAAAGCACCGCCCTGATGTGGCGCGGGCTGCGCAAGGGCATCCTAGACAAGCGGCCAGGCGCCCGCGTGGTGCATCTGCTGCCCTACGGTGTGCAGTGGCAGCGCACCGGGCTGTGGGACCAACTGGTGAAGGCGGCGGAGGCCATCCCAGACGCCCAGGTCCGCCGCTCCGAAATGGCGATCCGGCTGCCGAGTGGCACCGTCTATCAATGCGGCGGTTGTGATAATCCTGACGTATGGCGCGGCGGCGGCGCCATCGAGATCATCGTGGATGAGTATGACGACACCTCGCCTGGCCTGATGCTTGTTATCGAGCCGATGCTGTCCAACACCGAGGGCGTGCTGATCCGGTCTGGCACACCGAAGGGCCGCGGCTTGCTGCAGGACGCCTACGACCGGGCACGCACCACGCCGGGCTATTCCAGCTATCTGCTCGACTACACCAGGACCGGCGCATTGTCGGACAGCGCCATTGAGACGCTCCGGCGCGAGTTGACGGACGAGGAGTTCCAGCAGGAACTGTGCTGCAGCTTCGAGTCACCGAATAGCGGATCGTATTACGGCAAGCTGATGCAGCAGGCCGAAGCGGAAGGCCGCATCACCTCGGTGCCCTACGATCCGGAGCTGCCGGTGTGGACCGCCTGGGATCTGGGCGTCGCCGACAGCACCGCCATCTGGTTTGCGCAGGTGACGTGGACCGGCCAGTGGCGGATGATCGACTACATCGAGGACAGCGGCGCGGGTCTGACGCACTACACCGACATGATCCGCGAGCGGCCATACCGGAACTACGCGATGCACCTGCTGCCGCACGACGCCGCGGTGAAGGAGTTGGGCAGCGGCATGTCACGGACGGAGGTGCTGACGAGCCTCGGGCTGCAGCCGTGGCGCATCGTCCGCCAGCACTCGGTGGCCGATGGGATAAACGCCGTCAGGATGGTGTTGCCCAAGGCGTGGTTCGATGCGGAGAAGTGCGCGCGCGGCATCAATGCGTTGCGGCACTACAGACGCGAGTGGAACGAGGCGGGGCAGACGTGGCGATCCTCGCCCGTGCATGACCACGCCTCACACGGGGCCGACGCCGCTCGCTATCTGTGCCTTGGCGTGCGCGAGATGCAGCCGCCGCGGGTGGTGCAGGATACCGCCGATAGCTGGGAGCGGGCTTGGCGTGCGCAGTCGCAGCGTGAGCGCGCAGCAGCCTGGCGCGTGGCATGAGCGGCTACCGCAGCCCGCTGCTCGGTAACTCGTATCAGCCGCCGGCTGATCAACAGCCCAACCCGCTGTTGCGTGCGCTGACGCCACCACCAGCGCCAAGCTGGGGCAACGCCGCAGACCAGGCGTGGGCGGCGATCCAGGCCAAGCTGGAGGCCGAGCAGAAGAAGTCGGCGGACATGGGTCTGTGGACCGGAGGGCAGGCGTGGGAGGGCGGGCGACCCACGGTGAAGGGCGTGGCCGACGCCGCGCAGCAGGTAGCCAGCAACTTCGAGGGCGGGATCAAGGCGTTTCACGGATCGCCGCACAGCTTCGAGCGCTTCGACATCAGCAGGATCGGCACTGGCGAGGGCGCGCAGGCATACGGGCACGGGCTCTACTTCGCCGAGAACGAGGGCGTGGCGCGCAGCTATCGGGACCAGCTTCGCGGTGATCCGGCAATCGACGGTAAGCCGGTGGACTGGGCCAATCCAGCCGAGCACGCTGCGGCAGTGGTCGCGGGCTATAACGGCGACCGCAATGCCGCCGTCCGTGATCTCGCAGGACAAGTGGCATCGCTGCGCAATCAGAAGGGCTGGAACGAGGCATCGGACCCGTCCGCGGCGGCGCTGCGGTATCTGCAGGCAGGTCACGAGTTGCCGCCAGTCACTCAGCCACCCGGCCACATGTATGAGGTGGACATCAACGCCGACCCGGAGCGCATGCTGCACTGGGACAAGCCGCTGAGCGAGCAGCACCCGGATGTGCAGCAGGCGTTGGCAAAAGTTGGCGTCGATGTCGGCCCACGCTGGGTTGCCTCCAATGAGGGCAATACATTCACCCGTGAGGGCGCGCGCGGCACGGAGGCGACAGTTCGCCCGATTGACCGCTACGGCGACGGCAACGTGGAATGGCAGGCTACATACGACACGCTCGATGGTCGAGGCACTCAGCGGTTTAAGACACGAGAGGAAGCGCAAGCCTGGATTGATAAGGCAGCGCCGATAGAAGCGGGACGGGGCGCTGAAGTTTATCAGCGGCTGCGTAGCCAATACTCCGATGCAGAAGTGTCGCAGAAGCTCCGCGATGCCGGCATCCCCGGCATTAGATATTTGGATGCCGGGTCACGTTCAACGGGTGAAGGAACCCACAACGTCGTGGTGTTCGATGCCGACACCATCAACCTGTTGCGCAAGTATGGCATCGCCGGACTAGGCATCGGCCTCGGCGCAGCAGCCACACAGGGCAGCGAATAGACCTTCCGGGCCGGGGGCCTCTCCCGAGGCTGTAACCAAGCGTGTGGTCACCGAGCGCTCCGGTTCGCCGGTTCGGTGACAGAAACCCACAGCGATTGATCCGATGAGCGGCACAATCAACCCATTGTTCGGTATGGCGATGCAGGGCGGCGCCGGCTCGCTGTTCGACCGTCCGGCTCCGACCGCGCCCGGCCTCGTGGTGCCGGGCAACATCAACACCCATCGCAGGCCGGTGGTGCACAACGCCGATGGCAGCATCTCCACGGTGCGCAGCATGAACTTCGAGGACGAGCACGGGCGCCAGGTGCTGGTGCCGACCGTCATCGAAGGACGCGGCGTCGTGTCGCCTGATGAGGCGATCAAATACTACTACGCAACAGGCCAGCATCTCGGCATCTTCGATACGCCGGAGAGCGCGGAAGCCTATGCGCAGTCGCTGCATGAAAGCCAGGCGACGGAATACCGATGAGCGTAACACTCGCAGCACCGCAGGAGCGCTACGGGGCCAACCGCCTCGCAGGCGACATCGGGCCGGGCAGCAATGACCCGACGGCACTCGTTGACGTCTATCCCGGCGACATCGACGAACTGCACACACGCCTCGTGCAGTGGTTCGAGGATGCCGAGTATGCCTCACGCGAGGAGCGCGAGGACGCCAACAAGGCGCGAAGCTATTACGACGGATACCAGTGGACCAAGGCCGAGCAGGACGCCCTCGCCAAGCGCGGCCAGCCGGAAATCACCATCAACAAGATCCACAGCAAGGTCTCGCTGCTGTGCGGCCTGGAGCGTAAGGCGCGCACCGACCCCAAGGCATTCCCGCGCACACCGCAGGAGGAAGACCGCGCCGACGCCGCCACACAGGCGCTGCGGTTCATCGCGGATAACAACGATTACAGCATCAGCCGCTCCGTGGTGTTCGAGGAGATGCTGGTCGAGGGCTACTCCGGCGTGGAATTGCGGCTGGAGGACGACGGCCGCGGCGGTGCCGACATCCGCATCGAGCATGTGCCGTGGGATAGGCTTTTCTACGATCCGCACTCCCGCCGTCCTGACTTCTCCGATGCGCGTTATGTCGGCGTCGTGGTCTGGATGGACCGCGAGCAGGTCACCGAGATGTATCCACATGCGGACGACGTGATCGAGGCGTCGTTCGGCACCGGCAGCGGCGTATCCTTCGGCAGCTATAACGACCGGCCGGAGAACGCGGTGTGGTCGGACAACCGGCGCACCCGCGTGCGCGTCGTGCAGTGCCACTGGGTAAGCAACGGAACGTGGTGGCAGGCGACATACAGCAAGAGCGGCATGCTGACCGACCCGGTGGCCAGTCCGTTCAAGGACCGGCGCGGCAAGTCGGCATGCTCGCTGCTGCTTCAGTCGGCCTACATCGACCGCGAGAATCGCCGCTACGGCATGGTCAAGAACCTGCTGAGCCTGCAGGACGAGATCAACAAGCGGCGCAGCAAGGCGCTGCATCTGCTCAGCGTGCATCAGACGATTGCCGAGAAGGGTGCGGTCAAGGACGTGGATGAGGCACGCCAGCAACTGGCGCGGCCTGACGGCTACCTGGAGGTCAACGCCGGCATGCGGTTCGAGGTGCTGCCGGGTGGTGAGTTGGCAAATGGGCAGTTCCAGTTGCTGCAGCACGCGACGGCCGAGATGCAGTTGTCGGGGCCGAATGCAGCGATGTCGGGCACTGACAGCCGCGAGCTGTCCGGGCGCGCGATCCTGGCACAGCAGGCGGGCGGGGCGACGCAGAACGAGCCGCTGGCCGACAGCCTGCGCTGGTGGTCGAGGCGCGTCTACGAGATGGCGTGGATGGCCGCGCGCGAATACTGGACCGGCGAGCGCTGGCTGCGGGTGACCGACGACCTGGGCGAATTGCGCTGGGTTGGGCTCAACCATCCGGTGACACTCGGCGAGCAGATGACGAAGCAGATCGCCCAGATGCCGGAGCAGCAGCGGCAGCCGGCGATGCAGCAACTGCAGCAGGCGGCCGCCAACCCGCAGATGGCGATGCAGCTACAGCAGGTCGTCGATATCGAGAACGACATCACCGACCTCGATGTCGATATCACCATCAGCGAGGGCATCGACGTGCCCGCGATGGCACAGGAGAACTTCCAGACACTGGTGCAACTCGCGGGCCTGCAGCCGGGATTGATCCCGCCGGAGGTGCTGATCGCCGCGAGCAGTCTGCGCGATAAAGATCAGCTACTGGCGATGATGAAGCAGCACGCCGAGGCGCAGGCGCAGAAACAGCAGCGCATGCAGCCGCTGATCGAGCGCAACGTGGTGGCCGAGGTGAGCCAGAAGGAGGCCAAGGCGCAGGCCGATTTCGCGCTGGCCAAGGAGCGTGGTGTCAACACGATAAAGGGCCTGCACTCGATGCATTCGGACTTCAGCGCGCCGCCGGCCGGCGAGCCGTGGGTCGCACCGGATCCGCCGTCCGCACCAGGCGCCGCGGGCGGTGTGCCGCCGCTGACGCCGATGGATCTCGCGCACCAGTTCGCCGACCTGCACACCAAGCGCGCCGACCTCGAGGCCAAGCAGGCCAAGGCGGCATCCGACCGGGCCTCCGTCGTGCAGAAGCTGGCGCAGGCGCAGGCCACGCTCAACCCGCCGCCACCGCGTCCACAGCAATAACAGGGAGACTGGCTACCCGTGGCTAATCCAAAGCTTGAGGCGTTCCTGGCTGCGAACGAGCCGGACCCGCCGCCCGCGCCCACAGAGCCAGAGCCGCCTGCCGCACCCCCGGCATCTGAACCGGCGCCAGAGCCTAAGCCGGCCCCAGCGCCCTCTGAGGCGCCGGATGACGATGCGGACGTGCCGGAGCGCGATGGCGGGCCATCGGTGCCGCGCCAAGCGCTGCTCGACGAGCGCAGCAAGCGGCAGAACTGGGTAGAGCGGGCATCGCGTGCTGAGGCACTGGCCGAGGAGCGGCGTCAGCAGCTCGAGCAGTTGCAGAAGCAACGTGAGACGCTGGCACGGCCACAGCAGCCGGAGCAGCCGTTCCAGTTCGCCGATCCGCAGCGCGACCCGGCGCTGTATGCCGCGCAGCAGGCGCAGAATGCCGTCTACAACGTCAGCGAGCTGATGGCGCGGCAGCAGCATGGCGACGAGGTGGTGGACAAGGCGGTGCAGGAGTTCATCGGGCTGGCGCAGAACGATCCGACATTGTGGCACAAGATGCAGCAGCAGCGCCATCCGTTTGAATTTGTGCGGCGCGAGGTCGAACGCCAGAAGTTGCTGCACGAGATCGAAGATCCGGAGCAATACAAGGCCAAGCTCCGCGCCGAGTGGGAAGCCGAGCGGGCCGCGCAGATGCCGCCGGTTGTCGCCACACCGACCAACACGCCACCGCCGAACATGCCGCCGTCATTGGCCGGCGTGCGCAGCGTGGCCGGCCGCGCCGCAC